TACAGGCCCCCACCCGCCAGGTGGAACACCATTTTTCCATCCCTTCCAGCCGCTGCCGCCACCAGGCCCAGTAAGTAACAACGCACCGCCTGCCGGAGGCAACATCCTACCGCCACCGGCGTAAGGAAGCATGTTTGCTGCGCTAGTTCTTGCTGCAATACTTGATGTTGCGGCAATCCCGATAAGTCCACCAATCATGGCATTTGAAGCCGGTGCGTTGCTTGCAATCTGTTTTGCGGCCTTGGCTGCACGCTCCATTGAATCGGCGTATGCTTTAGCACCTAAAGCCTGGGATGAGGCAGGGCTATTTAAACTGCGATTAAGCTTCTCTAACGCCTTTGATGCTGCCTCTGAACTTTTTGTGATCGCCAGGATGCTTTTGTTTATTGCATCAAACTTACCGCCGAGCTCTTTTGCATCCCTGCCTACCTTTGCCAGGTTTTTGCTCAGCTGATCGTTAATGGTCAGCAGGACGGCAACACGATAAGCCTGAGAATCCATATGTGTTTCCTTTGGGCAATAAAAAACCCGGCGCGGTGGCCGGGTCTAAGTGATTCTGTTTAGTTGCTACTTTTCAAGAAATCCAGTGAATATATGCCAGACCTCTCCAGAGCGCGGCTCAATTACCGAAGCAAACACCTTCCCTTTATCTGCGTATCCAGGGATAAGGTAATCATCATATTTTACGAAGGTTAACGGGCGCACAGAGTAACTGAGACAGGAAAAGCGCCTTGTTGCCTCGAACATATCGGCTTTGCCGCCCTGCTCGTTTGTGATAGCAACATCACGCGTAGCTATGGCACCGTCAAGCGTTCTGCACAACATTCCGCCATCTTTAAGGTTTAATTTTTCACCTTTGTGAAGTTCAGCATTGCATGTAAAAGATGCCATCATCGCAATTGATGTGAGAAGTGCTAGCCATGCGTGCTTCATAATGTTCACCGGTAATAAAATGATGGATAAATTCTAACATCATTAAATCACTTACTGCAGAAAAAACACACTCTCAAATGCTACCTAAGGGCTGAAGTAATTATGGGTATGATTATTTCTGGAGCTGAATCCATAACCTCTTCTGCCGCAGGTCCGAGATATGGCCTCGGAGGTATGGTTTCCGTCCCTACCTCTTGATAAAGGGATATATCCAGAGGACTTCCTATAATTGCCGCATTTCCATCCACCCGCATGTCGATGGAATCTCTTAGTTCACCACTTCTAAGGAGAGGGTTGTTCGCTGGGTAGCCAGCTGATACGCGCTGATCCATTGTAGATTGAGCGAGTGGTGCCCACGCATCAAATCCATGGCTGGCTGGTTGATACTCACCAATCTTCCCTTTTGCTCTTTCCTGAATTTCCTTGGCAAGTGCATGAGCTATTCCATTCTGAACGCTCGCTGCAGCTGAGGAGAGCGAGGAGAGTGCATCGCCGAAGTTTTCTAAAGAGATTTCCTTCATTTCCTCTCCTCGTATTCACCTGTGACCCAGTTGAATTTCTGTCCGCTATCTATCTCACCAATGGTTATCTGCATGGCGAGTTTCTCATGCGGCATCAGGTGAGTTAGACCATTAAACAAAACAGAGAAGGGAACGCCGTTCTTCATCAGATAACATCTGTTTCTGAAATCAGCGTTCCCTGTCAGTTTTTTGCGGCCTGCTCCACATCATCTTCGCTAGCACCAAGCCCTGCATTTTTCATGGCGTCAATCATGTACTCGCGGATTGCAAGCATACCTTCACGGCCAAGATGCTTTAGCCTGCCATCAATTTGCGCCTGATTTACCGGGATTTGGTAATCAATATCGTCAATTGATTCAACCATGGCAGCAGGGAAGGCATAGCCGCTCATGTAGGTGTGGTTAGCAGCGTTAGCAGCACCAACCGCGATGAAGATGCGTGATTCTTCCAGCGGGTCCAGCTCGCGAAGGGTGATGTGGCGGCCTTTTGAATCGGTAAGAACAGTTTTCTCCTCCTGAGAAGCCGCAGGCTGAGGTGCTGATTGTTCTTTTACGGTAATTTTCGGCATGGGTTATGCTACCTGTAAACGGCGTTTAGAAGTGAATGTGAAGGTCTGACGAACAGTCTGATCGCCCTGCTTTTTGCCTGGGTCAGTAAAGTTAAACTGGACGCCCGTATAGCGATAAACAGATGTCCCGCCATCAGATTCGGTAATGGTTTCTGTGATGGTGCCTGCAGCGCGGTTGATGCCAGCGAAATAGTCTGATTCCCACTGAGCCCACCAAGAATCAAGCGTTGAGTCCTGTCGCTCGGCTTCAATCGTGCCCTCCCAGTTTTTGGGGATCATGAGCGTATCGGTTTCGCCGGTGATTTTTGTGACGTCGATTTGGTTTACTTTCGGCTTTGCGTCGAAAGAAATAACAACAGGAATCGTAACAACCCCGTAAGCAGTGTTGATGTCAACCTGGACGTCGCGACCTACTGTGTAGCCGTTAAGAGGCATGGGTATTTCTCCATAATAAAAAGCCCTCACGCAGAGGGCTTATATTTGACTTGTTTACAGGGTGGCGTTGCTTGAAACGGACACTGTTACGCTTGCGCCACCTTCCAGGTTAATCAGGAAGAAGCGCGTAGTTGCCAGGTATTTAACCTGTACGTCTGCAACCATGTAACCGAGAGCGACGCGGTTGCTTGGGTTGTTGCTGGCATCGAGCTTGACGCTGAACGCTGGGCCGCCGTTAGGGTCGCCAATCATTCCGGCATCAACCAGTGATTGCAGGAATGACTCAATCGTGGACTTCGTTGAGCGACGCAGGTCGGTAGTTTGCGGCTCACCTACAACGTAACCAAACGATGCCGCCAGCGTAGCTGACAGGTAGTTGGTCATGCGGGTGTAGGTATCATCGTTCTGGGTTGAAGATGATGCAGCATTTCGACCTGAGCGCAAGCCGAAGTAGTTACCACCAGGGCACGGGTTGGTGATTACATCCAGTCGTGCATTGCTCAGTGCGCCGATTTCGCTGATGCTGTACGGCTGGTTTGCGAGCTGGCGTTGCGTCGCTACGACGTTGGTGATCGCCTTGTTGAGTGCGGAGATATGCGGTGACTGGGCTGCATATTTCGCAGCAACAAACGTTGCCGGTGCGCACATACGAGAACTCAGGCCGTTAACCGTGTCATTCCAGTAAATCCAGTCGCCTACCAGCACCTTCATTTGCCATGAATCGACACCAGATGAGTTCAGAGTGGTCGCAAGGGAAGAATAGGTCACGCCTGCAGCTGCCTGGGCGATACCAAATACCCCTTCAGACAGGCAGTAGGTGTTGATAGTCGGCCACTGAGTTGAATCGGTAACGTCTACCAGGTTAAGCACCTGCACGCCAGAGCCACGCAGCGCATACATACCTTTGCGGGTGGTGCTTGTGCCATCAGTACCTACCAGCACCGCATCAGTGATGGTTGTGTTGCCATCAGTACCGCCAGTCAGCGTCCATACGGTGGTCGTATCAGGAACCGCTGTCGAAGTACCGATAGTCGCCAGGACATACTGGCTTGCACCGCGCACAGCAGTAATGCCGTTGTTTACCGCGTTGACAAGGTTAGTCCACAGAGCAGCGCCTGAGCCTGTGATATTGTCGAACACTTCAGGAGTCTGTCCAGGGAAGTACACAGTCAGCTTGTAGCTGTTTACTGCTGTACCAGTAGCGATCTGCGCGGTGATGGTATTGCCTTTTGTGCCGGTGTATTTCGCCGTCAGCGTCATACCAGTCACAGGCGTGCCAGCGGTGTCTTTCAGTGCAATCGCAGCTGCAAGGTCAGTGCCGTCAGTTACGCGAACGCAGCGCAGATTGGTTGCGCCAATTTGCAGAGAAATCGCGATAGCGGTGCAAAGGTCGTATTTACGCACCTGCTGAGCGCCGAAGTAGATAGCCTGGTCTGTGTCGGAGCCAATGAGAACCGGAGAGTTTACCGGACCCCACGAGGCAATGCCGACAATACCCAGGCCATCGCTTGGCACGCCGTTGATGTAGCGTGTTTTTGGTGCCTGGATGCCAACGTAGAGGTCAGCAGCAGACAGCGCGGTAGTGTTCAAGCTACCTACTTGATAAACGGGCATATTGGTTCCCCAAATAAAAAACCCGGCACACTGGCCGGGTTATTAGTTGACTGAATGGTTTACTCTGCTTTTGCTGCCTTGTAGACATAGCAGGCCAGCTCTCCAGCTAAAATCTCCTGGATTTTGGCTGCGTCCGAGATGCGATCACCAATCTGGTAATCCATGAATGCATGACGCACAACCAGCTCATAACCGAGGTCGGCTGATGCGGTAGCTTTGGCATTATCGGCCATTTTGTTACTCCGGAATGGTTTTGATTAGGTTTCCTGACATATCGCTGACGTTCATCGTCGGAGCGACAATCTGGGTTGCGGTTGCGGTCTGAAGTGAGCTGAAATCAGCGCAGAAAATCATGTCATGACGGTAAACAAGGTACGACTGAGCCGAATCACTTGGCATTGAGCGCTTATACCTGAGCACCGTAGGCGATCCGTCAGGCATGTTCAGTGACGTTAGCGCAGAAAGGCCATTGTCTACAGCAAGAGCTGCGGCAGCGCGAATAGCAGGAGACCCTGCCCATACCGTAACCTGAAAGTCCTTTTCCTGACGGCGAAGAATGCGGCCTACTACGTCTTCTGATCCGATTCTAATCTCAAATGCGGCCGTCACCGGCAGCGTGATTACCGCGCCTGAACTCGATGCGCCTGATATCTGCACCGCAAGAGCCGTTGCAATGGTTGCCAGCGTATCACCTGACTGAACTGCGTAGGTGTGATGCTGCTTATTGCAGTAAAGGTTGATGTTTGTCGGGATTGTTACCGTTCCCGAAAGCGTGATTTGCTGCCCGTTCACCGTAGCGGTAATACCTGAAACGCCTTTAGATAACCGCCTCCACGGCCTTCCGAGGGACTCTGTGAGCTTTTTTTCAGTCGTCAGCGGGTAAACGCTTATGTGACACTTACCAGCCTTCAAATCTCGTTCCAGGCGTTCTGGCTGAGGCCATCCAGCATAGATGTACGCTGCAAATCCCGTCACCGATGGGTTTGATGTGCCATTCGGGTACATAATCCCGGCAATAATCGACACCAGAGTGTTTTGAATGCCGTATACGTCAGCCATATCACGGCCTCACTTGTTGTGCTGTCAGTCGCCAGCCCAGGTCTGTCTGCTCTGCTGATGTCAGCTTGTATCGACCGCCTATTTCGTCGGTGATGATGTCAGCAGTGCGCAGGTAGACGCCGTCAACGAATGGGAGCAGGACGTTAAACCAGGGGTTTTTAGCATCAGCAGGTAATCCAACTTCGTTCTTTTCGCCCTTGCTACCCTGAAGCATTGAACAAGGCCAGTTGGACATCAGCGGAACCTCTGTTTCTGCCGTGTCACCACCATAGCCAAGCTCACCAGGTCCGGTATCCATAGACGGTCGAGAAATCGTGATTGTTCGATTGCAGCTCACCATCAGGATTGGCAACAGCTGCTGCATAGCTGCAACGAAAAGCGTTCCCTCGATGCCAACAAAATAATCACCAACCTGCCCTTGTGTGCCGTCGAAAATCCCGTACCAGGTAGCCTTACCGTAAACGTTCGGCTTGCTGTATTTCATGTCACAAGCGTTGAGCGTCATTTTGAGAGGCGTTAGCGCATTGCCTGAGTCAAGAGGGTTTGAGGCAGATGTCGGACGAAACCGCTGGTATGTGGTTCCAACTACGCGAGCCGCCTTTGCGTACCCTTTGTACATCTTTAGCTGGATTTTCTCGCCATCCATGCATCACCCCCTGACGACCTGACAACCACCCTTACCTAACCATGGGCCAGGAGGAATGCCGATGAACGAGCACATCTGGCGACGCCACTTGTTGAAGAGGTTCATCCGATCTGATACCTCGTTTTTGTTGTGCGTCCAGATTGCCGCGATATCGGTGTCCAGGTTGTCACTGGCATCCGTAATGGCTGTTTCGAGCACTGCTAGCTTGTTCAGATAGGTGTTGATAAGTACGCTTTCTTCCGATGCGCTCATGCTGTTAAGGCGGCTGTAAAGCGTCTCCCATACACCAGGAGACACCCATCCATAAGCAAAGTCACGACTGGCATCTGTTGGAGTGCTGCCAATCATTGGATATCCGGCGTAACGACGTACGTCCGTCTTCTGCTGGTCAGTCAGCATCTCTCACCGCCTGTTATTTGTCTTCTACCCAACCGCCAGAGTAGTAATTCACAACTTCATCAGGGTGAACCTGTGCGGTGTGCGGGGCGTCATATTTGTCAGGGTCGCGTTTCATCATCACGAATGCGATTTCCTGCTCATCGCTTTGTGCGGCAGCAGCGCGCGCTGCACGTTCTTCTTTGGTCAGTCCTGCCATGATTACTCCAGAAAGAAACAAGGGGCCGAAGCCCCTTTGCATTTACCCAAGAACACTCGCTAAGGGTATTTATAAATCACTCACCCCAAGAGCAATGCAGTATGAGCCGGTTTGATGTTCTGAACCCCCCATGCCGCAGCGATTTCGTAGCGAACGCGACGGTACTGTTTGTACATGGAGACTTCGAACGCCATACCAGTGCGCGGGTCCTGAATCATCATACGGTCGTCTGCCATATCGCCTTCTTCCGGCAGCGCTGGCGCACGGGTTGCCAGTACGATAGCGGAGCGGCTGAATGCGAAGTTAGCGGTGTAAGCTGCAGCTAGGGTCACGGTAGAGCCACCTGCAACCGCTTCACGCAGGCCAGGAGCGCCGATGGTGACGTTGCCGCCAGACAGTGCAGAGGTAACCACATATTTGTAGTTGCCGATGGTGACAACGTCGCCAGCGATGATGGTGCCGGAACCAGTCTGAACCGGGATTACGGTAGCGCCGATTGCCAGAGCGCCGTTGGTGACATAGCTTGCGCCAGTACCAGCAGTGTGACGGGCTACGCCAGCAGATTCACGCAGCACAAAGCCGTGAAGTTCCAGCAGAGTACCCTGGGCACGCAGCGCGGTAGTACCGGCTTCGTTCGCTTTGGTTAACTGAGCCAGAGTACGGATGTTAGCACCGGCGGTGGTGTCGATTACGCACTGCAGATCGCTCAGTGGAGCACCGTTATCGGACAGGATTTTACGCACCTGCGCGGTATCACCGAGGGTGGATGCAAACGGCGTGGTGCCTGCGGTACCGGTAGCGCGAGAAGCCAGATACGCAGTCTTGCCTACGTCGACTTCGATTTCGTTTACCAGGGTACGCATTGCCTGGGTGATCTGGTCGCGACGGATGTTCGCATAGCCAGGACCGGTGTTGATACCTTTCTGTTCTTCACCAGTCCAGCGGAACGGAACCATACGGGATTTGGTGATGGTGAACGGAGTGTTACCAACGGTCTGATCACCATCATCTGGTGGCAACTGACCAGGGCTCACGTCCTCAGCAGGCGCTGCTGGCGTGATTGGGATGCGGATTGCCTGGTTCAGAGCAGCACGCTCAGCGGTGGCGTCCAAGGTGACGGACGGGATAAAACCTGCCAGTTCACGGGATACGATGTCCAGTGATTCGTACAGGTCGGGGACAAGGCTGGTCAGGGTGTTAGCCATTTATGAATTTCCTTCTTAATCGGTAATAGTTACGCCGCCTTTGATTTGCTCCATCTGCTTGGCAGGAGGTAGCGCTTCAAATTGCGCGCGTGAAATTGAGGTTTGTGAGTTGCCACTACCCTGACCGCCTTTCGCGCCGGAGCCTGATGCATTCGAGCCCTTAAGGATGTGGTCTTTGTATGGGTAGCTATCGATGAGGATTTCCAGCGCTTCGTCAAATCCAGCTACTTCGCCAGGGTTGCTGCGACTGAAAAGCTTGTTGCCTTGCTTGTCATACGCCACCACCTGGTCACCTTCGAGCTTGAAAGCGTCACCGAAGCGTGCCTGAACCATGTCGGCAGGAATTGCCATTTTTTCGGTAATGAAAGGAGAGCGCAGAAAGCTGCCACCAACCTTTTCATTCACCAGGGCAGCCTGAAGTGAGTCACGCTCCTGAACGATAGGCGCGTACTTCTCTTCAATTGCCTTAATGGCTTCTGAACGGACTTTGTCGACTTCACCGGCATCCACCAGTTTTTTAGCGTCGAGATTTTTGATGGTTTCCAGTGCCTGCAATGCCGCTTTAGGGTCCTGAATGCCTTCAAATGCTTTCAGTGCTCCCTCCGCTGTTTCTGCACGCTCGCGGTGTGATTTTGCTTCACCGTTCAGGCGAGAAATAGTTGCTACAGTACCTGCAACGTCAAAGGCGATCTCTTTACCTTCATCGTTGATGTACACAGGCTTGCCATCAGAGACTACTACGTGGCCGTTCTCATCGAGTTTCAGTTTCATTTATGGTCATCCAACCTTGCTGTGAGCCATCCGGCCCGGTGCGCCGCTCTGCATCCGCAGATTTCGGCCATAAAAAAAGCCCGGTGATTAGCCGGGCTCGTATTCGTGGTTAACGCTTACGCGTTGAGGTTTGTTTTCGTGCTTTCTGAGCGCTGAGGCTGCGAAGCAATGCGTTTTGCTTCCTCATCCCAGGTAATGTTGTCTTTCACCAGTCCTCGCCGCTGCAGTTCGCTAAACAGCGTCTCGTTAGAGATGACGTCAGCGATATTCGCGTCGAGGAGCAGTTGGGCAGTGGCCTCAGCCAGTGAAGCAGCACCGAAGTCGTTGTAGATAGTCAGAGAGCCGCCAGCCTTCTCTCCAAGCCACTCAGCGGTAACCTGAAGCATCTGGTCTGCTGCGTCCTCAAAGTCCTGCACAATGCGTTGTAGAGCACATGTACCGGCTTCATCTTCGGCTCTTGTCTGAGCAACTGTAATTCGACCTGGCTTAATGACGAGAAGCTCAGCACCAATCTGCCGCATCAGGTCTTCAAGGCGCTCAAGGTCTTTACTGCCGGACTCGATAGCTTTGCCTGAATGCTCGACATATTTGAGGTCGGCTGCATCTTTTTCTGAGATGACTGCTGTCGAAGCACCTACCGTGATTTCGTCGTCAGGGTCGAAGCCCTTACCGAACAGAATCGGCACGCGGGCAACGTGAAGAATGGTCTGCTGATCGCTCTTTGACTGCCAGTGCTCGACGTTAAGATAAGCGAGCTCAGTCAGGGGTGGTTTTGAGCACATAAAGCCGAGCTTTTTGCCATACACCGGCACGGCAGGGACGTAATCCAGGGTTGTAGTGCCTTCATCGTGCAGCACCCACTTAATTTCACCGCTTGTTTCGTCCTTTTGCTCGCGGTATACGCGCCATCTTCCAGAGTCCAGCACGCGCACCTGCTCAACACGCACCTCCGCAAACTCATCCTGAGGGTCTTGCTCAGTCACGCATTCAACGAAACGAAGGTGTGTTAACAACTCGCGCCCGTTAATGCGCTCAGAGCGCCAGTCAAGCAGGCTGTTTGCACCGATTGATACCCAGTACGGACGAACACCGGATGCCTTTGTCTGCGCAACCGTCATCTCGCCATTAGTCGGTGGGTAATCAACCAGGACGATGTTAATTCCGAACCCCATCGCCCCTTCCAGCACGCCAGCCAGGAATGAGTGAAGGTTTGTTCCCTGCATATCGATATCGTCGAACAGCTCAACGATACGAGCAGGCACATCATCAGCCCACGTAACAGGTCGGGAGAATGGTTTGCCACTCAGAACTTCAACAGTGCGGGAGAATGCAGGGAGTAACGTTGCTACCGCCAGACGGCGTTTGTAGAAATTATCGTCTTCGTTAGGCCATTGCGGGAGATATGTTTTCCCGGCCTCTCGCATCTCTTCCGTGCCGCCCAGCAAAGCGGTAATCATAGGCCAGCATTCTGCAATAGCCTCGACTTTTGCTGATCGCACTCTTACAGAATCGGTCATAGTTAATTCCAGTTATGCAGAAAAATGACGCATTTTCGTTTTGAATGTCCGCTTATTGTTTTTGACCACAGCGAAATAGCGGAAACCGTCAGAGCCGTGCGATGTCCAGTCGTGGAGTGGCTTGTCTTTCCAGCACCCTCGCTTCTCATCCCATTCCTTGCGGTAGCCCTCTAGAGCATTAATGCCTTCTTCACATTTGGCCTCATCGAAAACACACATCGGCAGGATTTCACGCACAGCCTCTATGCCGGTATCAACCGATTCACGAGGCACAACGTTGAATTTGATGCTGTAGCGCTGTCCGTCGATTTCGTAGCCTTCTTTGGCTAACTCCTTGCGGGATTTCGCATCACTGCCAAACTCACGGTTTTCGATGTCGTGCGGCCCCCAGTGCTCACCGTATGTGTATCCCTTTTCTTTAAGGATTTTCATGTAGTGACGCAGACCTTCGCCGCTGTTTTCGTAGTAGTCGATGACATGAAACTCGCTACCAACTTCACGAACGAACCAGATCGCCGTGGAGTCACCAACACCGATATCCCAGAACGTATGCACCGGGAGATGAGGGTTGTTGGGGATGACACCAATACGTTTTTGCGAGTAGAGCCAGTGGAACTGCTTAGCGTAATAAGCGCCTTCGACAGATTGCTGGAATGCCTCGGCCGGAATGGTCGGGTATTCGCGCTTCATGTCATCGCCGAGCGTTTTCTCTTTGGCGTAGTACCAGGCTTTCTGGCGGTCGTTTACCACTACGCCGTGCTTCGCTTCCATCTCTGCGAAGTATTCAAGCAGGCGCACCGGTAGAGACTCGACCGGGTCGATTGCGTACTGCGGGTTCTTCCACCATGAGAAGAAGAAAAACTTCCAGTCCAGCGCGGATAAGGGCTTCCCCTGCAGCAACGCTTTCTCTGCCGTCTGGCAGTAATCGAAGAAGTAACCCGCCCGGCCCTCAGCTGTGCTCTCGATAGTAGCGAAGCATCCAGTCGATACCGCCTCAAACGCACCAGTGACGATCTCACGGGCTTTGTCTGGATACTTGGCGCATATCTTCCCGAACTCGGAAACGTGCAGGTAACGCAGCGTACCGCCACGAAATGACGTGCTTACGTAGAGCGATCCGCCCTTCTTAAAGACGAGCTCACCGGAAGAGTCGTTGCTCGCCGGGTTGGCCGCCTTTATCTCTGCTGGCAGCTTGTCGTATGCATACTTCACCTTTTCTCGGAACAGGCGCTTTGCGTCATTCAGCGTGTGGGCAATCAGCGCGCACTTGGCCGACTCGAACAGGGCTGCGTCGAGCTGGATGATGCATACCTCAGTGGTGAAGCCGAGCTGACGAGCTTTCAGGATGATGTTGCGGGTGTGGATCCCCTCGAAGTACTCCCGCTGCTCAGGCGTCATCCTGAACCGCGTCGGCTTTCCCTCTTTGTCGGTAATCCAGTAGAGATTGTTCAACCGCCAGTCTTTGTCAGCCAGCAGCTTGAGGTGCTCAGGTTTCATTACGCCCCCTGAGACAGTGAATCCATCAGGTTAGACAGGTCATCAACCGTCTTATTGCCTTCCTCGGTGTCGAGGTTATACGCCTTGCGCTCAGCGTTTATCACTTTTATCTGAGCATCGACACCGGCAGTGATCGAGCGAGACATTGAGGCGTGATTCTCTTCCGTGATATCTGCATCTTCGAGGAAGTCGCGGAGCTTATTGGTGATGCCGCGCCATGCCGCCAAACTTTCCCGATGAGCCATGACTACAGCGGCCGCCTCATCGGAGGCCTGGTCAATAATCTGCTCATCAGTAACCACTGGTGACTGGTTACCGTCTTTGGTTACCGACTTGGTTACCTTGGCCTTGGTTGCTGCTCTGACCTTTTCTGTCAGATCGCGCTGCCACCCTTCTTTGTTTGCTCTCTTTAGGATGGTGGCGTGGTTAACGCCATGCTTTTCGCCGATGGCCCTTACTGACAATGAACCAGCCCGGTAAGCCGATTCAATGGCCTCCCAATCTGGTTTGCTCATTGGTTACTCCGTTATTTCTTTACAGGCTCATACTTCAGCTTCTGGGTAATGCCGCGCTTGACGAGGAAGTTTCTCACCTTTTGGTAATCAGGCTCGCAACGCATCATCAGGCAGAACACTGTCAGCGTCCTGAGGTAGACAGGAACCCACCACCTGCTTTTGATTTCAACTGACAGTCTGCACATCGCCATTGGTTTCTTCCTCGGTAGGAACTGGCGTGAACTCCACGCGCTTAACGTCGGCAGGAGCGAAATACAGCCATTGTCCCGTTTCCGTCGCCAGCGGCACAAAGCCGTTTACCAGCTCAGGCTGACGTCGTGACATCTTGCCAGTGAAGGTTTCGCCTGTTTGGGTGGTTAGGGTGATTTGGTAGATGTCGGACATAAAGCCTCTTATCCCCTACAGGGTATATTTTCGATTTATCCGCTATAGCCATTATCAAGCCCACCCGCAGATGAGCTTTGTAATGGAAAGCCGTTGTGAAAGTGGCTCTCTAAAACCACATATTTGTGGTTATGCAGCCAGGCGGTGCTGTTCTTCGATAAGCGGCTGGCGGTGATTACGCTCGAACATACCGCGCAGCACTTCTTTGCGTTGTTCGAAGTCCCACCCCATGCTGATAAACACGGTGTTAGCACGCTGTAGCTCGGTGATGCAGTGGATTTGCTCTGGCGTGAGGTAGTCGCGGATTGGCTCTTTCTTTCCGATCTCGTGATGCACGCGGAACTTAGCAGACGTCATGCCCAGCGCCAGCCTGTTAATCAGGTCAGCCTCATTGGAGAAATGATGCGGTGCAATCTGCTTACCCTGAGCCTCTCGCTCATGTTTAATGGCGTCGGTCATAGGCTTGTATTCCAGGCGCGCCGAGTTGCGATCCATCTTCTTCTTTGCCAGCGCGCTGCGCATCGTGAAGAATTCAGATACCAAGCGCTTCTTGAATGCCCGGACAACTTCGTTGTTTCGCATGTAGGTGATCAGCAGAGTGGTTTGCTGTTCGTTCAGTGTGGCCACGCGGACTTTTGCGTTGTTGTAGCCAGCTCGGATTTCAAATCCGACCTTGCCAAACTCTTCAAGGTCACTTTTGTTACGGTCAACCAGCTTGATGATGGTGTCATGGTCTCGCCCAACACCTTCGGCGATGGAGGCAGTATTGGTTACCAGGTCGAGTTTCTTGATTTCAACTAATTGCATGGCGTTTTTACCTTTTAGAAAGTGAGCCTGTCTCACAGAAAAGCCGCCCGAGAGAGGTCGCCACCTATAACGGCTTTTCTCAGGCTCGCTTACTGAAAGGCTCTCGTTGTGAAGTGCGCGTGAGATGCGCGGGCATAAAAAAGCCCCGCTATTGCGAGGCTCTTGATGATTCGATTTTCCTGATTGCCGCCTTGTCCAGATTGCACTGCCCCAGCGCCGTGTAGAGCTGAGCGTTTAACTCAAGACTTGCCTGCCATGTGAACGGAACCGCCATTCCGGGGATCGGCGTGTCTGCTGTCAGGTCAGCGCTTATCGGCACCACCGGGGCCGGAACGTAAACTGTTTTCGTATTCCCGCAGGCTGTCAGCAGCGGCAGAAGGAACAAGCTGGTTAGCGCACGGATCGCCTTCAAGCGCCTGCCTGATGTAGACAATGCGCGTTTCGCCTTTTTTTGCCAGTTCGTTCTTTGCATTCTGAGTAGCCTGTGAGATGTCACGGATGAGGTTCATCGTGGTGATCACGTTGTTGGTGATCGCCTCTGATGTTTCGGCCCGGACCTTCGCTTTATCGCGCTGGTCTTTGTAGGTGATGGCGTTGTCGCGGTAGTGGTTCACGAAGAACGCCAGCACGCCGATTAACGCCACCACCAGCAACTGCAGCCAGTAACGCTTTACCAGCGCGCTAATCACGACAGGAACAGAGCGCGCTCCGCCTCACGCCGACGGGTCAGTCCATTCAGGACTTTTCCACCAGCTTTATTCCAGCGCAGGAACTCATCGGCAGCGCCAGCGTAATCACCTGCGTTGAGTTTTCGCAGGAGAGTCGATGTCGACAATGACCTGGCGCCGAGGTTATACGTGAACGACACCAGAGCATCGAATTGCCCCTGAGTCAGCCCGACTTTAACCAGGCGGGACACGTCGCTTTCGTAGCTGACAAGTCCGGTCTTCAGCAGGCGTTCTGCCGTTTCCTGCTTAATCGTCATCCCGGCGCGGATTGGTTTTCCGTCGACAGGCTGAGTCCATCCGTATCCGATCGTCCACACTCCGACGCTGTCCTGGTACGCGGTGAGCTTGCAGCCTTCGAACTGCTTGATCAGGGCAATGCCTTTATCACTGGTTTGCATGGACTACTCCGTTATAACGACCTTCGCCAGGTTCCCACGTGCCAGCCACACCGCTATGCAGATGACGGAGTTCAGAAGCAGATCGCCGAGGTTAACCTGTACGTAGTGGCCGAGCAGAATGTTGAAGGCGTTGAATCCTGCGGCAAGGATGACCAGATAGGCCAGCACCGCGACACTCAGGCGATGACGCTTTCCCTCTTTACGGAAAAACATCAGCCTGACCATTATTAACAGGCAAACTATGGCGTTTGCATCCATCAGAAGAAGCTGCCATGTCATTTATCTTCCTCCCCCAGCCCCGGCATCTTCCCGCTTTTGGATTTGCGGAGAATGCGCAGCAGGACTGCCACGGAAATGGAAGCAGTGACAATTGCACCGACAGCTGGCGATACTTCAATGCTGGCCGGTGGCTTCATCAGGCTTAACGGCGTGTTGATGATTCCGGCCATGATTTTCGCCATGGGTACGGAGAAGAACACGCCACTGATAAACGATATCAGCGCAAAGATAGCCTGCTTCCAGAGTTGATGGGGATCTGAGGTCAGAACGTATAGCGCCGTTCCGGCGAGTGATCCGAGCATCACTGCTGGAGTCGCCTCCGGAAACAGCGTGGCAAAGGTTACACCGACTGATGACGATGTAAGACCAACGCCTACGATAGTGAAGGTCTCAGACATATTTATTCCGTGTGTAGTTGGTTCAGGCCCTCGGGACGATTTAACAAGAAGGCATGTCGATGATGGTTCCCGGGGCCTGGAATAAAAAACCTGGCGACAGGCTGGCAATGTGAGGGTAAGGCAATGTCGGCTATCTGGCCGAAGGGTCCCAGGTAGTGGGTTTGGTTTGCGGTGGCTGAAGTCGCGTTTTTGCCGTCCCCATTAGACCCGGCTCAAGGGTTTTGATGTCCCCGATTCATCAGCACTGTCATCTTGTGCTTCACCACAACGGCCAGAGCACTGCGCGGCACCTTTCACCAATCCGCGAGGTCTACGGGTTCAATGCTCTTACCTGTTGTGTAGATACGAAAAAGCCCAAGGCGTTAACCTCGGGCTTGAATTCTTTGTGTCGACAATCAAAGCTGTGGCGACGATATCAGATTTACATGAAATATATGCGTTTCAATCCAGTTTTGCAAGACTTCTATCTAAATTTGTCGCCTTTTGTTGTGAACGTGATCGCGTAACCTGCAACAAAGCTCCACTGTCCAGGCGCAGGAAGATGCGGCGCATCTCTACCCATCGGTCCGTAAAGGTCTCTGACCAGTTCTTTGGTGTTACGCCAACCAGGTCCGCCAGCGCCTGATATTCGTACGTATCACGCCCTGCCAGCTCTGCTTTGACGTCCTGCGCCGCCAGCCAGATAAGCTTCTTCAGTCGCTCCATCGTCTTGCCGGCCACCTTCTTCGCGCCGAGCTGCTCACGGAACTCTGCCCACGCCCACTGGGTGATCGCCACCTGGTATTCGAAGCGGATATTCTCGCTGTAGTTCCATAGCAGCCATGCTTTCTGATGGTCTTCCAGCGACAGGACGGCGCGGCGCCACGATGCGGTCACGAACTCAACCGGCCCCACCAGCGCGATAGATGAGCCCTTGGCGCGGGACTGGCTGCCATTCATCGCCGGGCCGTCGGGGTTAACCTTCCGGCCGGTGACCGGGTCGGTGATTTTCTTCCTTCCCCGGCTACGCGCCGTCGCGGTGAATTGCGCGTTCTCGGCGAAAGCTACCAACTGCCCTTTCGTCGCCCCGCTCAGATCTGCGGTCGCCACAATGAGCTGCTGACGTACGTATTCCAGTTGCTGACTGTTCATGCGGCTTCCTTA